GTCCGCTCCTGCCAGGAATATCGAGCGGGCCAGCGAGCAGCCTGAGCCTTCATTGGACATCGGGTTCAAGAAGCCGACGGTGGCCGATGCGCCCATGACCACCGAGGATATGCTCCTGAACTTGTAGCCCATTATAATTGATGTGATTTAGGGACGCCCTAGCCGTGGGCGTTGAAAATACACGGCGGTTGGTTACGCAGCGGACTTGTTGCCTTCCGTACCCTAGCGGGAGGGGCATTTAGCGGCGGGAGTCACCCCATACGTGCGTGGGGGCGGTGAATCGGGACCGGAAAAATCGCATGGACGGAAGGGTTTTCCAACCCGAAGGACAAAAAATGGAAGACATGGAGACGTTGAAGAGCGTGGCCGAACTGGAAGAGGAATCCAGGGCTGCCGAAGTCAAGGAAGAACCGAAGGACAAGCCTGCCGAGCCGGAAAAAGAGGCGAAAGGCGGCGTAACCGAGGATAAACCTGTTGACGATGCCGGAAACGGACCCGGAAAGGAGCCTCCCAAGGAGGAAAAATCCGAAAGCAAGCCGAAGGAAGGCGAAGATTCGCCATACGGCAAGCCCGGACACACCCCCGACGGAGTGCAGAAGCGCATAAACAGCCTCACGAAGCGCAACTACGACCTTGAATCGGAAGTAAAGCGGCTGAAGGAGGAGATGGAATCGTTCAAGAAGCGGCAGGAGCCGCAGGGAGAACCCACCAGGGAGGATTTTCTCAAGGCGGGAAAGACCGAAGACGATTACATCGCGTGGAAAATCCAGAAGGGTATCAGCGAAGGCGTAAACAAGGCCCTTGAGACGCGTGGTGCGCAGGAAAAGCTCCAGAGGAGCCTCGATGAGTACCGCAAGCGCGAAGAGGAAGCCAGGAGCCTTTTTGCGGACTACGACGCTGCCGTATATGACGGCAACGACATAGAATGCACTTCCGATGTGGCCAATTTGATACGCGACGAGCTGTCCAACGGACCTGAAGTCGTGTACACGCTCCACAAGAACCCGAACATGATAGCCCACCTGAAGACCCTTGACGGGAACGGTCAGGTCGCTTTCGTGAGGGATGTTTCCGCAAGACTTGTAAAGCTGAAGCAGGACGCTATCGCTAAGGCGAACGCCACTCCTGCCCAGAACCAACCGCAGGCGGCCAAAGAGGAAGCTCCATCGGCTCCGCAGCCTGCACAGAAACCCAATTTGCGGGAGCCTGCCGTAGGAAACGGAGGCAAGCCCGTACAGCCGCCGGACCTGGCGAACTGCACGATGGAAGAGTTCGAGAGGTTCTACGGAACAATGAGGTAGCAATATGGCTCTAGGAACAACCGAAAACAGCGTAGCCAAGATTACCGGTTACGTGGTTAAGAACGCTCTCATGGCGTTCAAGAACGCGAGACTCTTTTCCGGTCTCGTGACCAAGGAATACAACAAGGAATTCGAAGAACGCGGTGCCAAGAAGGGTGACACCATCTACGTGCGCAAGCCCGCCCAGTTCCGCGTCCGTACCGGTTCAGCGATGAAGACCCAGAACATCAAGGAAACGAAGATTCCTGTCGTCATCGGTGAACAGAAGGGTGTGGACTTCGAGTTCAGCGTGCGTGAAGCCGTGCTCGACATCGACAACAACAAGGCTGATTACGCCGCACGTTTCATCCGTCCCGCCGGTTCCACCCTGGCAAGCACCAAGGATGCCGAAGGCATGGCCAAGGCTTCCAAGGGCGCAGGCTATACGGTGATTTCCCCGATCGCGGACACCAACGAACAGCTCTATTCCCGTTTCACGACCGCAAAGGCCATGCTTAACAAGTTCCTGGCCCCGAAGGGAGTGAGCGAACGCTACGCCATCGTCGGTTCCGACATCGAGAACCGTCTGGCCCAGAGCGTGAGCACCCTGTTCAACGCATCCTCCGACATCACCCGCGCCATCAAGACTGCCGGTGTGGAAAACGTCGGTGTCGGTGGCCTGACATGGGGTTCCTCCGACCTGGCCTACGTGCACACGAACGGTGCAGGCGGCGCTACCGCAGTGACCGCTTCCAGCGTGGTTCCGAACTACGATGCTGAAATCCAGGAAATCACCCTTTCCGCCATTCCGACAGGTCTGGTGGTTGGCGATACCCTCGTGTTCACCGATTCCAAGTTCGTGAACGCCGAAACGAAGGCTCTCTATGCCCAGGACTTGCAGCGTAAGGTGCTCGCCATCGACGCCGGCAACTCCAAGGTGACTGTGTACTCCATCCGTCCAGCCGTGATCACTCTCGGTGGCGTGGACATCACGACCGACAACGTTGACGACACCGCCGTCGTAACCGACGCCATCCTGAACACCGCCGGTTTGACCCGTGACGAGGTTCGTTGCCGTCTGGCCATGGCCAACTGCTCCACCTTGCCTCAGACCGCATCCAGCGTTGAAGTTCTCGGTATCTCCGGTAAGCACTACCTGTGCTGCCCGGTGTTCCAGAAGAAGGCAGTGGTGCTGACTTCCGTTGACCTGGTACGTCCGCGTCGCGTGGAAATGTCCGATGTCATCCGTGACGACGGCATGAGCATCCGATTCCTGGAAGACTACACCATCGAGAACGACAGCCTGCCTGACCGTCTCGATGTCATGGCCGAATTCACGAACCTCTATCCTGAATGGATCGTGGACGTGGAAGTTCAGCTCGACTAATACTTCATTCTCCTCCGAATGATAAAAGAGAGGGGGTTGCCCTTAACCGGACAACCCCTTCTTCTTGATTATCTTGCAGGATTCCTCTTGCAGATGCAACCATCTTTCCCAGGTGATGGTTTTATAGAACTGCACCTCCCATAGCCTGCGCACGTTGCAGATGGTGGGCCTTTTTGCGTATATGTCGCACAGGTTGTCTTTGGTAAGGTGCTTGCATGACCCATCATTCCGGGCCCATTTTTCCAGTGGGGTTCCCTTTATCATGCGGCAGCACAGACCGCACTTGTCGCACTTGAATGTCATGCGAAGACCGCCATGTCCAGGTTCTCCTGTACGGCATCCCATCCTTCGTCGCTCCTGTTCATGACTACATCCGGCATAGTGGCGCTGGATACCAGCAGCGGCCTCATCTTTTCCCACTGCTTTGCCAGGGCGTTTAGCGTTGACAGGCGTATGAACTTGACGTAGGAGCACCATTTGGCCCTGTTCGGGTCCCATTTCGACTTTCCCTCGAATGTGAGGTGCCTGACAAGCTGTATGTAGAATTCAGACGAGTATTCGCCCATGGACGCGCACGGCATCGAGCCCTTCGGCGAGCCTCCCCAGATGCTTATGGACAGGGAGCACAGCTTCAGCAGCAGGCTCTGTTCCTCGCGTGTAAGCGGGATTCTGCTTTCCTTGTTTTTAAGGAGTATATTCTGGCATTTTAGAGGCAGGTCGTGTATTTGCTCTTTTAGGTACCCCAGGGAGGCTTTGAGCTGCCTTCCGCTCTCCATGTCGAAGTACCGGAACGTCTTACCGTCGCCCTTGAAATACCGGTTCTGTACTTTCGGGTCGTGGAAATAGACACGCCCGTCCTTTGCATACCTCAAAAGATACGCTCCAAAGGAGGGGCTAGTGTAAATATAGCACGCATTATAATTGATGTCTATGGTAATTGTGCAAGAATTGGTGCCGGATTACATGAGGACCCACTACGATTTGTGGGAATCCGAGGGTAAAATGGCCAAAAAGGACGAAAATGTACACAGTAAGGCAGTTGATAACGGAAGCGTTCAGGAAATCGACGGTAAGGGGCTTGACGGACACGCCGGAAGCGGACGAGGTTCAAATGGCCCTGGACACCCTGAACACGGAAATGGACCGGTTGACTGCCAGGGCGGAGTTCGCAACGTCAAAAAGGGCGGTAAAGGCCGTAGTCGGAAGTGACGGGTTCGTAACGATTACGGAGGACCCTTCCAGGATAGTCACCAGCGCCATCATATCGGGCGCGAACGAAGCCACGTTGTCAACTTCTGACGTGAACGGCATGAAGGTTGGCGATCACATCGACTTCAAGAGTGACGATATTGCACCCGGTTTCGAGAACTATTTCAAGAATCTGGAAGTCAAGGGCATTGTAAGTCCTTACGAGTTTGTTGTGCGGACGGTTTCCGGTCTTTTCCACAACATCAATTACGGCACGTTCAAATTGTCTTCGCAGGGTCCTGAATACGACATCGGGATTATAGACTGCCCTCCTGACAACATCTACCAGGTGATAGACGAGAACGGATGGATGTTGCCTGAACTTCAGGAGCAGGACTTCTACGCGAACAGGATTCACAGGGAGTTCAACTGGTATTTCTACGAGAAGACGTACAGCCCGTACCCTCGTGTGTGGGTTGGAGGCAAGTCTACAGTGACTATCGTATATGCCGAACCGTTCTGGCATGACCTGAAGCTGGACACGGACATCACGAAGATGCCGCGTTCGGCACAGACCGCGATAAAGTACATGCTGGCTGAATGCCTTGCAGAGGAGAACGGATATACCGACATCGCTGACAGGATGCACCGCAAGTTCAGCGAGGCTTACGCGGATTATTGCAGGTCGGTTACGCAGTCTGCAAGTCCGTTGCCTGATTTCTCGGCTCCTGGATATTTCAGGACAGACCGTTACAACATCGAAAATGACGGGGTAGGAAGTGGTTGGCGCATCTGAATTTCCGCAGATAGTGGGTCCGGCCTACACGTACTCCACCTGGCCTATCGACTGCCAGGAGAGTATCAATTTCGAGCCGTTGCCCATCGAATCCAAGGATTCTCCCTACAAGTCCATGCTTATCGGCACTCCGGGCATAGAGCATGTCAGGTTTTCGCTTGATGGTGTCGTGTACGACCATGTGCCCAGCGGTGGAGATTTCCCTATAAGGGGAATTCACCGTTGCATGAGGGGCTTCGGAGGCGAAGCCGCACCTGCCACCATAATTGTTGCCGGAAAGTACGTCTACGAGATGAAGCAGCCCGTGTCGGGAGTCAGCCGGCTCGTAAAGATTTTCGAGATGCCGGGTTCCGAGTTTATCAACAGGGTTTCTATTGCCGATGGCGGAGGCGAAAGCGGAAGCACGTACCCCCCGAAGATAGTAATTGCGGACGGAACTTATTTCAACATCATAGACATGGATGATTACAGGCGTTCCTCCACGCTGCCAATCGGAAGCGATCCTGGCGACGCCCCTTGCCTTCCTGATTTCGTCACATACCTGGATGCCAGGATTTACGCATGTGGCAAAGCGGTTGATACGGGATTGAAGGAGCAGCGCGTATATTGGAGCGACATTAACTCTCCTGACGTGTGGGATGCTTCCAATTTCATTTCCGCTGCCGTGAGCAACGACCCGCTTCAATGCGTCAAGGCCGTAAGCACCTACCTGTGGCTCATAGGTACGGACTCTTTCGAGATTTGGCAGACATCGCAGAGTTCGGGCGGAGTCCTGTACTCTCCTATACGTAAAGTCATTGGATCGGCTGACGGTGTTGGAACCTCCAGCGGACGTTCCGTTGCGACTATTTCCAACCGCATCTATTTCGTCGGTGGAGGACCTACAGGCCACGCCCGAATCTACGAGGGCGAGGGTACCAGGGTGCACTACATATCCACCGACGCCATGGAACAGGAATTGTCGAAGTACAACCTTGAACAGAGTATAGGCTTCTGTTACTCCGATGAGGGAAGGGCCTACTATTGCGTGACGTTCCTTGACGATGACGTTACGTGGGTGTACTGCCACGAGAGCAAGTCATGGCACAAGCGCAGCACCCGTAGTTCCGACAACGCGGCCCACATGTGGGAGGCCGGTTGCGCTACGTATAATTGGGGCCACGTCTTTGTGAGTTCCGTTGCAGGAAACAAGGTTTACAGGCTAGGCAGCGACATCTACACCGATGACGGGGCTACGATAGTTCGCAAGCGCGTTTCGCCACATATCGTGACGGGAGCGAATTTCACGCTTCATTCCAGCTTCACGCTTGACATCGAGACTGGAACCGCACTTGCATACGGGCAAGGTTCCGAACCTCAGGTCATGTTGCAGGCCCTTGACGATGGCGGAAGGTTGAAACGTGGCGAGAGGTGGATTTCCACCGGCAAGCAGGGCAACTACCGCAAGCGCGTGAAGTGGTATCGTCTAGGACAGGCGAGAGACAGGGCTTACGAGATAGTCGTGAGCGACCCCGTTAGGTGGTGCATCTACGGTGCGAGAATAGAGTTCGACAAGCAGAAGGGGGGCTTATGACAATTCAGGAATTGAGTTCCCGTCTACTGGGCTTTCCTGTACGCGAGATTCCGCGCACCCCTCCGCTGAACAAGTTCGGAGGTGAGTTCGAGAACGGGTGGGAGTATTTCTTCGACGACCTGAACAATTTCCTGCAACAGGGAATTTCGGCGTACAAGGTCGATACTAACCTATGGGTATCTCGTGTAGGTTCCGTTGTCACGGTTACAGGAACCGTAGGCACTACTGAGGTTGATTTGGGAGTTCGACCTGTTTGTGAAAACGACTTGATAATTGATGGCGTCATGGTTAGCGCTTCAGGAAAGATTTCGTGTACGTCTACACGTAACGTGAGTTTGAGTTTTATAGCGAGGTAATGATATGGCACCGGCAGCAGCAATTTTGATAGGAGCTGGTATTACAGCCTTGGGTAACATGGCAGCGAACAAGATCAACGCTAACGCCCAGGAGAAAAACGCGGAGCGTCTTTCAGAGGCTTCCAAGCAAGCCCTTGAGGAATACAAGAGGGCTTACGAGCAGAGTTTTGGAAAAGGCACCTACAACAACCAGACCCAAGCAATGGGTATCGATGCTTCCAAGGTTTACCAGGCTATGTTGAATAACCCGGAACTTTGGAACGAGTACATCAATGGCGACAGCGCTTATGTCGCTCCTGAAAAATTCAGCTTTACCGCAGATGACCTTTACAACGACCCGTCATACCAGTTCCGTTTGAAGCAGGGTCAGGACGCCTTGTCGCAGAACCAGGTGGCCGGAGGGCTGAACCTTTCGGGAGCGGCAGCGAAGCAGATGAACGACTACACGCAGAACGTGGCAAGCCAGGAATACGCGGCGGCATACAAGCGCGCGAACGACCAGTACAACGCTGACCGTACCTTCGACTATACGAAGTGGCTGAACGAGGCCCAGCAATACTACACCAATTTGACTAACCAGTTGCAGGGACAGAACAACCTGATGAACAAGGGTGTTTCGGCCAACACCAACCAGGCTTTGGCATTGCAAGGTCTTGCCGGCAACACGAGCGATTCCATCGCGCAGATTGCATCGGCTGCAAACAATGCAAACAATGCCAATGCCGGATTCATGTCCAACACGGTTGGAGATTTGAGCAGCCTTATTGGAGCGATGTTCAGTCAATTCGGTACTAAAGGAGACACGGCAGCTCCGTTAAACTCCAATACCGGCTCACAGAATGACGCGAGCCTGTTCATGAACGGATACAACCCGTATCTAAACAACGGAATGAACCTGGGGTAGCATCATGGGTCAGATGATTGATTTCAACAGGGCTTTACAGGAGACCAGGCAGATGTTTGAGCCTCCCAGCATGGAACGTATCCAGTACAACAACTGGCTGAATAGGCAGGCGAACCTTGCTCCAGTCGATAATGACTGGCTTGCAGAACAGCGAGGCTATTTCGAGTCCACGGGAATGAACGGATACCGTCCTAATTCCTCTTTTGTTCCCGGTGTTTCGGCTCCGCAGGAATTCAACCGTTCCAGCGGAGTCGGTATCGATGTTCCTGAAGAAGCTGCACCTACCGACGCTCAAATGTTCCTCAACGGATTTAACCCGAATTTCGGGGATGCGGACGGGGAATGGGAAGAAAAGACAAAACCTGTGGATACCGAGCGGAAGCAACAGAGTAACGCGATGTTCGCTTCCATCCAGGACGAATTGCGTCGATACGATGACGGTACGTACCAGTACGCCATGAGCGTATTGAAGAAACTGCCTTCGGTGTTCGCGAGGTACGAGAACGCGGACCCGTCCAGGGCCATGCCGTATTTCCTGGCAGGTCAGCCTGGTAGACAGCGCGAGACGGAAATGGTGAGATTCAACGATTTTATGAGGTAGGAAGATGGCGAACGGACTATTGAACCAGCTTTTGTTGCAGCAGTCGGAGCAGACCGCCCCGATGCAGAGACGCTTCAACCTACAGGAATTTTTGACAGGTGCGGGCCAGATGGCCAACCAGATTGCCAAGCAGGAGGAACGCCAACGTCAGAACTCGCTGCGTAACCTGATTGCGACCCGCGAGCAGGAGGGAATCGGCTACGACCAGTTGAGCAACGAGGCTGCCAAATATGATATGGACGTTGCAAACGCGATGCGTGGGGAGTTCAGGAGCTCCTACACGTTCAACCAGCAGCAGAGCGATATAGAGCTTCAACGTTTCAAGCGCGAGATGGCTGACTACTGGTTCGGCGAGGTGTTGCGACGTGCAGGACAGGCGGGGCTTGGACCTGAACAGTTAAAGTACATTACCTACCATGCGGCGAGCATGATTGCTCCTTACGATAGCGATTTGGCCTACAAGCTGTTGCGTGATTCGGAAAACGCCTATTCCGCTGAAGCAAAACGTGCTGCTGATTTGGCTAAGGCAGAAATGCGTAAGCGTGCTAAACTAAAAGACGACCGAAATAAGATGGAAGCGGCAGAACGTTCTCTTCTTGCTTCTGCAAATGACGAAAACGCTGCTATAGACCAGAAGACACGTGAAGAAATGTCAAGGTACGCCGCTAGAATCAGGTACATTCTTAACAATCTTGGTTCCGATAGAAACTATCCTGTTTATGACTGGATGCCTTCTTATCTTCGTGGTTCGGAAGATGGTTGGGGAAATGCTTTACAGCGTATCCGTGATTCTATAGATTGGGACACTTTTGATGAATCCAGAATGACCCATCCTTACGATACTGCAAATATAGGTATCGACAAGGATACAAACGACGAAAAACTGAAAGCTCTTGTATCTGGAGGGGGTTCCAACAAAGGTCAATCCACTACACCTATTGTTCAAAGTTCAGAAGACGTTCCTCAATCTAGGGAATACAAGTATGTAATTGAGCGTCCTGATGCGTATTCAGGTGGAAAGATAAAGGATGCTATAGATGATATTGAATCTACTGCAATAGGTGATATTCAGGAAGCCTACGATAGGGAGAATATAAAAGACCTGGAAAAGATTAACGGAGCTTTGCAACAGGCACAGAATGCAAATAAGGGCCTTAATCTTAAAGAATTGCAGGATACTGCAAAAGACCATATTAAGGAAATTAGGGCTCAGGCTGCCGAATTGAGAAGCCTTGGAGTCGCTTCACCTGAAGACAAGATGAAGCAGTTCAAGAACATATTTGGCACAAGGGCCTCTATGGACCTTATCCGTCAGTTGCGTAATTTCCATGCTTTCACTTCTGGCTATTACTCCAATAGCCCGTTGACGGTTCTTGACAATGGTCTTATGGTTTCCGCTCCGCAGTTCAAGCCTACGGAAGCACAGTACAAGACTGCAAAGAACCTTCACAACATGGGTAACTGGACTTCCGTAAAGTCCACGTTGAAAAACATGAATGTTCCAGTCCTTTCCAGGTGGGCGGATTATGACAACGAATACGACGCAATCTTTGCGCTTGCAAAGGATGTCGAACAGCAGGTAGCGGGTGTTTGGGCAGGTCTTACTGACGGACTAAATGGACAGCAGAAGGAAGAAATGAAGCGTTTCTTCAAGAACAATTTCGGCCTTGACGACAGGGACTTTGCAATCATGGAAGGTCGCGCCATATTCGAGACGAATCGTGACAAATACGACGCTAATGTGAAGGCTAAGGACAAGAGAAGAGCAAACCTTCCGACTTTTGATGCCGAAGGGAACATTGTTGGCGGTGGTTCTGATGAAGTAACGGCAGAAAGCCTTGCAGAGGAGGGCTTCTAATGGTAGAGCTTAAACAACCGAACGGAAAGACCAAGGTCATTTCCGATGAAGAGTACGAAAAAGTAAAAGGCACTCTGCGTTCTACAACGCAGGTCCGTAAGATAACTCCACACCAGGAACGACAGCAGAAGTACGGAACATTGGGTTCAATGTTCCCCTACATTACCGACGACTACGATAAGAGCGGAGAGGTTAATTCCGTAGGCGGCGCGGTCCGTAGGGGTATCGCTGGTGTCAAGGACGTTGCCTCTTATCCTGGACGAGTCATTGCCGGTGGAATTGACTACATCGTAAATGGGGATAATTCTCTTGGAAAGACTAGCGAAGAAGCTATGTCTAAAGAACAGACTGCTGGCGGAATTTTACGCAACCCGCTCACTCCGCTTGCTGTCGTACCTGGGGTCTCCCCAGTTGGCATCGGTGCAAGTGTTGCTACCAATTCTGCATTTGGTGCCGCTGACGCTGGTATCGCACAACCTTACGAAGGAGAGACTACCGGAGACCGGGCTTTGAATATCGCTAAAGGTGCTGCCATAGGTGCTGGTTTTGGTCTGGCTCCTATGACCGTTCCTCTTTTCAAGGCTATCCAAGGAAAGTTGAATGGCTTATTGAGTCAGCCAGCTACAAAAGAAACGTTGAGACAGGCCCGTGAGCTGGGCAACATCATTTTCCGTGGCAAACGTTCCGGCCAGTTGAGCGACTACGAGACAGACCAGCTCATTAAATCACAGCAGGACGTATTTGACAAGATTGCAAGCAACATGGACCGTGAATCCCTTGAAGCCATACGCAACGAATCCGAAGGTGAGCTGTTGCGAAATTTCGGAGGCATAAAGATTGCCGACGATGCCGAAAAGGGTATCGTAGGCCGTAACGACTACGTTACACGAGCTAGGATGGCTAAGGAGCCTACTGCCGAAGAAAGACTTTTGAACGATGAAATATCTGGTGTAAAAAAATCTATTGAACAGGCAAAACAGGAAGGAAATCCTGGTGTTATTGCTGAAGATTCCGAAAGATTGACTCAATTAAAGGAAAATGCTGCAAACGCTAAACTAGGAAGGAATACTTCCTATTCCGAAGGTACTGAACAGCTTGTGCAGGCTCCTGCCGACAGGGGTCAGCACGCATTTACAGACAAGACCACTGAAAAGTTCTTCAGCAACCTTAATCAAACTATGGACGATGCCGTTACTAAAATGGCTGGTACGTGGAAGACTGAAGGTGGAAGAATACGCCGTAATGCAAGGGGTCAGGTCATTCCAGGAACTCCTGAACAGCTAGGAAATAGGGCTAACGATTACATCAACATGCTTTCTAACCAGGTGCAGGCCCGTTCACGCGGAATCAATACCGGTGTTGGAGAGGCCGCTCCTAGAATAACTAATGAGGATGTTGCCGTGGTTCTTCAGGAAATGGGGCGCAACAACGAATGGGAATTCATGGACGCCCTGCTTGACGCATGCACGTGGCTTTCCAAGACCGAAAAGCAGAATCTCAAGTACAACGCGATCCTGAACAAGGCCTCTGTGAATGCTCTGGATGCCCTAGGAGTTACACCGGTTTCCGCCATTGAGCAGGCGGGCGGTGTAGCAGACGTGGCTGGGAAAATTCCGAAGGTCGGAAAGTACGTAAAGGGTATTGCTGAACTTGGTAACGAAAGCAGGAAGGGTTGGCCAAAGGACTTTTCCAAGAGGTACGAGGCCATGAAACGTGGGAATCCGTATCCAGTCAATTTCCTTAAAGCTGAAACAGATAAAGTTCCATTCACCGTTCCTGGAATTTTGATTACTAACGGAGCTACAAACGGAGGCAAGAAAAGATGATTAGCTACCTGCTTTCAGGATGGCGCGTATTCGTGCCTGACGCAAACGGACAGCCCATCTACCGTGGCCGAGTCTACTTCTACGACGCTTCCACATCCGAGCCCTCCACTGTATATGCCGACAAGGACCAGGTTACGGCCCTTGGAACCTACGTTGACGTTGACAACCACGGATACCTTCCCGCAGTCTGGCTTTCCGCAAGTCACCTCTACAAGGTGGTTGTGAAGCAGAAAATCCAGGTGGACCCGGAAACGTGGAATACCATGTGGGAAATAAACGACGTAGGAAACCCGTTCCTGACTTCTGGCAACGTTGACGGTGAATCCGCTATCGCCGTAAACACGATTTCCGACCTGCGGGCACTCGACCCCCTGGATGCGGAACTGCCGGAATACGTGTATGTCATGGGGTGGTCCACTCCGGGAGACACCGGTTCACCGATGCTTTTCAAGTGGACCCCGAATGCCAGCGGTAACGACGGGCATTGGATCAACCCTAACGTCACGGGCTACGGTGCATGGGAGCAGCTTTTCGATGGAGATATTGACCCGCGCAAGTTCGGAGCTATCCCCAACAGCGTTGACTCCTGCGACGTGTCCATAGCCAACTGCATGCTGTATGCCAGCGAACCGCACACTTACGACCCGTCCGATACCTTGTACCATGTTCCCAAGACGGTCAGGTTCAGCAAGGGCGATGGCGGCATATACAAGCTGAACGCAGCCTTCGACTTCACCACCTACAAGATGCTGAGCCAATATGATGAGGTTCCGGTTCCGGTAATTATCGGAGAAGACGTGTTCTTTGACAAGAGCGTCACCCTGGGCGAGGGGTTCAAGATCGAGAGCACCAAGGCGGTAAGCAACGACTTGAGGATTACCTGGAAGGAGTCGTATGCAAAATCTTCATGGTACGGCACTACTCCGTTCACCAATACGCTATCCAGGGTCTTGATTCTTGACAACATGTTGACTAGCGCACCCGTGAGTTTGAGCGGGAAGGTGGTATTGAACCTTCTTAACAGCCTGCCTTCCAACGTCACCCTGACTAATTGCGTACTTATCAATCCTGCCGACGGGGTGGTGTCTCCTGACAAATTGAATGTCGGTGACTATGGAATCGAGCATGAGGAGACTCAAAACCCTTCCACAAGCAAGTTACTTGTCTATTATGGTCAGGGCGGCATAGTCGAAGAAGTATTTGCGTTTGAAAACGGTGTTGGAAAATTCATGAACGCCATAAATCTGCCTAAAGGCTGGAATATAGACAATGACAATTTCTTTAATAAGATTGGGCCGAGCTCGAAACATTTGTCATTGAAAACCGATGCGGAATTGGACTTGAAAGCCAAAAACGGCAACGCATCTGACATAAGTTTCGACAAGATGAAGGTCACATCCGATCTTGATTTGGATGGTGCCTATGTCAATGGCGACTTATTTCTTGCGGGTTACATTAGAGGCGGTTCAATCGGTTATTCTACAGCAAAAATCGAGCGCACGGTAACTATTGCAGCAAATTCCAGCTCCGGTTCAATAAGTCTTGAATCCGGGGAGAAAGGATACGTCCTTGTAATATCCAATGGTACAGCGGGAACGGTGGACATCACCGAAACAAATACCGGAGTCACGCGTTCTCGTTACAGGGACCCTGATCACGATTTGGTTTATTGTGTAATCAGGATAGGCGCGATGTTTTATCCTGTGGAATAGCTTTCAACATTCACTCATTATAATTGATTAGTATGCTTACCGTATCGCCTTTATTCAAGAACGACAAGCCCCATTTCCACTCGAACGGGGGTGAATTTGCCGTAGGTTGCGGAATTTACACCTATTTGGCAGGTACAAATACGCCAATAGCCATGTACTCGGACCCATCCGGTTCAAACGTGTACCCGAACCCGATAGTGCTGAATTCACGCGGGGAACCTGACGGGCAGGGCATATATGCCGATGTCGAGCACGAATACAAGGTGGTACTGAAGAACACCTCCGGTGCGGTCATTTGGAGCATGGACGGGGTTAAGGCTTCAGGCGTAGGCACTATCATAGTCGGTATTACGGAGATTAAACCGGGTTCTGACAACGTTACTGTTACCATGAGCGCTGACGGGGAAACGGCTACAATATCGGTATCCGATGAACAGGTGACGTACCGAAACAAGCAGGACCCTGAGAACACTTTTACGTTTATAAAGAACTTGATTGAAGCAAGAAAGGACGTTGTAATAACGTATGTGTCCCAGTATGGAACATCTTATTACAGGCTCGCAAAGAGAAGTTCAACGGCTATTGTTTTTTCGTCAGTACAAGATGATGGAATTTTTCTTTTGAGTCTAGCTAACGATAATTCGTGGACGCAGGATTCGAAGCCGTACAGCGAGTAAAACACAAGTTTAAGAATTACAAGGAGTCACATTATGACAAGCAGGAACTTTCAAAGCAACATGGTAGACCAGAACCATGAAATCATCTTCGAAGTGGTAAAGGTTTCGGGAAACTGGGCTTTCCCGGCAGCAAAATCCATCGTCGAGGCCACCAAGGGCAAGAACATGTACCTCCGTCTTACCGACGACGGAAAATCCGACATTTTCCGCCTTGATTCGGTCAAGGACGGGGAAAACGCCGGTGAGACGGTGTTCGGGTTCGTTGGCAACGGGGGTATGGACCTTGTGGAGCTCACGGCCACCACGGACGGTACTGGAGTTACTACCGGTACGTGGGACTACGAACCGGGCGAGGGCCCCGCAGGCGAGGCCATCGGGAACACCGAGATTCACGACGGTGGTTCCAAGACTGAAGCTGACCTTGTAGAAGGTGTGCTCGCTATCGCATCCACCAACAGTGTCACCAAGCTGACGCTCACGACCGCGCAGACGCTGACCGTTCTCGCCAACGAGGGCATACCAAACTTCGCCCTTGAAATTGACAACACTGGCAACAGCAACGACGTGACGGTGACGGTAAAGGATTCCACCGGGACGACCACACTCAAGGCATCGACAGCAGGCGGTAATACAATAGACGACGGCGCGTATGTGCAGCTCACTTGTGTCGGTGGCTGCTGGACTATGGCTGTATTTTCGTAGGAGGTGACGCATGGTTTTAACTCATGGCGAAAACAGTCTCCCGTATGGCGAAGAATACACCATCGTCGATGACGAAGGTGATGAAATTGTTGACGATGCTGGAAACGTCGTTGTTGGTGTTGATTACAGGGCATAAAGACAAGGAATATAAACATGGCTTCCAAAAGAATTAAGGATTGGGAAACAAGCATCATCTCGTTCCGCAGCGGAGACGTGATAGCTGTGGATGGACCTGGCGGCACCGCCAAAATGTCCAAGGACAATTTGCTGAAGGAAACGGCGCAGAACGCACTCGCAGGCAACGTGGCTCCGGCGTTCGTGCCTAACGAGACCAATGCGACTGCCGGTATGCCGTATGTGTACGGCGGCAAGTTGTATGAAGCTAATGAAAATTATAGTGGTGCGTGGAATGCAGCTAAATTCGCCTTGAGAAGTGAAAATTACTTTATTGAAAAAAGATTGATGCATCCGAATTACTTGTCAAATGTTGTTGATAAAAGTATTCTTGCACAAGTATTGTTGAGTGCTGGAATTGGTGATGGTGCGAGTAAACTCTCTTTAGATGTGCTTACTTGTAACCAAGTTAATACTAATTTCAATATTGAACATAAAGTCTATAACGCAAACGGAAAAGCCAGCAACAACAATGATTATGACTCTGTGTATAAAGAGCCTGTCAAGCCTGGTGACATTATTGTTATTACAAGCAGTATGTATATAAATTACTACTCTTTGATGGCATACAATGCCGCTGGCGACATAGTTGATAGACAATACACAAATGGTACGGTAACTAATCAAGTTTATGTTGTACCCGAAAACGTGTCTTATGTGACGTGCCAAAGCCGAAATCCAAACTCCTCCCCTGACAAACACTTGGAACTAGCCATCATTAACGATATTTCAGGTCTCTACAAGACAATAAAAGGATTGTCCGAAAAGATTGATGAAAAAACGGAAGATGTGTATAACCATGTCATTGATAAAAACACAGGTCTTGTAATTGATATTGATACCTGGTCTTTGAAGTATGAGCCTGGTAAGTATGGCAATACGTCAGGAGGCTTGACTCCTGACCCATCTTACAATTCCTGGGTTTACGAAGTCAATGCCGATACTACTTTGTACTGCGTAAGGCCTTCTAATAATTATTTTAGCGTTTCTGTCACTAACGCTGCGATGTCATCTGGTACCCGATACAGAAAAACTTCAAGTGAAAATACTCTCCCGACCGAAGAAAATCCAATTACCATTTCGGCTGGACAAAAATTGATTATTACGGAAGCTGCAGCTTCACATTGGGAATGGAGTGTGCATTTGCCTAACGAAGTTTATGCAGCTTCGTTTAGTTCGTCAGTTCCTCTTGCTGGGAAACATATTGAGCAAGTTGAATCTGTAATCAAAAATGAACTTTTAGTTCAGTATTTTGCGACTTCGGGTGAGAATTATTCTACGGAACGAGTCTATGTGTATGTGCCAACCAAGGTTGGATATTGCCGATACATATTTTTCCATAGCGTTAATTCTGACATAAATTGTGATGTGTGGCGAATTGGTAGGGCAGAAGCGGTAGATGATAATCTTATCAAAAGATATTCTATAACAATTGATGGCGAATGGGAAATGGCTCTGCATCTTGATGGCAGGAGTGATTTTTCAGGCGGTGTTCAACATGGGGATGAGGTACTTGTTGGTTCACCCGTATTTATGGTTGATGGTGAAGTTGTCAATTTGTCAGACATAGTGGGTGTCGTAAAATGCAAAGAGTTCAGGGCGGTCACAAAAACGGACATATATGACCCCGCAGACAATACTACAGTTTATGCAGAACACGGCTGTGAACATATCTTTACAACAGATGGTGTTTTTGTAAATCAATCAGTAAAATGGTTGATAACATCATTAGTTACTCGTTGCTACCTTGCTATGAATATGCCCCGTAAAGTTGTATCATCAAAATACTATACAGACAAGGAAGTTGTTGCCACGCCTACACCATCACCATTACAATTTAGAATAAATGGTGTTTATCGCCTTGTTATGTTTGACGATACTTATGGTGTTCAAAATGAGTTTTCCTTGGGAAGAGATTATCCTAGTATGTTAAGTGAGAGTGATAGTCCTCAACTATTTTTATACGACCACGGAACTGATGGTGATAATAAAGGATATTTCGTTATCAATGACCAAACGCCTCGCACTGTTGAAGCAGGGACTATTTGGAAGGCTGGTTTTTTTGTAAGTTTCAAAATTGGAAAATAGTGGTGGCATTTCACAAATGAAAAATTTAACTTAAAGGAACTCCCCTATGTCTTACAACCACCCCATACCCGATGCACCCATCCCACTCCGTAGGAGGTAACTATATGATACTGACGCACGGAGCGAACAGCCTGAATAGGAGTGGTGGTGGCCCAGCATTTGAACTCGACATAGCGAACTTTGACCTGACTACATTGACCCAGGACGGAATAACGTTCGGCAAGGACAATACACCTATGTTGTCAAAGTCTGGTGGAGAACTTATTTTGCAAGGCCCTGGCAGTCTTACGCTCAACCTCACGCAGTTTGGCTCTTTTTCAAAATTGGAGTTCACCGTATCTAGGCTGACCGCTTCTGTTGCCTGGCAAGCCTGGACACATATCGGTGCCGGAAGCCAGATTGGAAACGGGAATGGAGGTTATACAGGGATTCCTACGCTGTGGGTGTATGCCTACAGATATGACAATACTCCTAGAAAATACATCCTTGGAGATGACGATACATCGTGGCCAGTCCCTCCGGGCGAAGACTATAAAATATTCCGTTATGTCAATGGAAATTACTATTACGAAAACCGTAATGGCGAAGATGCGGAGATGTCTCTAGACCATCCTGCATTCGATTTCTACGCACTGCCATTAACTGTGCGGGTTGAACGTGAAAATGGACTCGAGTCTACGTACTGGAACGATGTACTGGTGAGCATTATTGATTATTCATCTGTTTCATTCACGAACGAGTATGCCTGCAATGTCTGGCGGATGAACGTTGACGATTCTGACAGTTCCGTCGAGACTGCGATAACAAGTCTAAAGGTATGGACGTGACCGACCTGCTCGCAATACTGACCTCCCTATCGCAGGTGCTCGGATTCCCCGCAGCACTTGCGCTCGCGTGGGCCGCCTTCGTCATACGTGACCACGGAAAGCGCATCTCCGAACTGGAGAACTCGCAGAAGTCCGAGGTCAACGCCATCTACGACAGGCTCAACTCAATAGCGTCCGACGTGGCCTACATCAAGGGCCGCATGGAGGGAGAAAAGTGAAGGCGGTGTACGGCTACACATTCTTGACCGGGGCATCCACCCTGCTCAACGTGAAGGAGAGCAAGTCAAGCAAGAGGCGGTACGTTCTGACCGCTCCCGTGCGCTTCTGCGTCGATTTCGACGACGGCACGCTGGAGGTCGTGACGCACCCCGGCTTCATCTTCGACGGGCGCAGCGGGCCACGCATAGCCGACATCTACGCCCCGAACCTGGGGAGCCTGGACGAGAGGGCGGCGTGGCTGATGCACGACGCTCTGGGCTACGCAGGCAGCCTCGGGTTCAAGGAGACGAACATCGCGCTCAAGCTCTTTCTCCGAGACATCTGCGGGTACAGGAAGACCAAGGCCGAGGCGATACGGATAGCGGTCTCCTTGAGCCGTAGCTGGTACGGCAGGCCGAAGCCGACGGACTGGTGCTACGCAAACATCGGGCTGGTGGAGACGACGTGGCGGCAAAAATAGGCCTGACGAGATAAAAAACCTCACGAAGTCCAACATTTTGTAATATTTTATTCAAAAAATGGCTGTTTACAGGTACATTTTCAGGGGCGAGGTCGCCAGCAAGAAGAACTCCAAGGTGCTGGCACGGGTCAAGGGGCGGCCCATGCTGCTGCCCTCCCGAAAATTCCAGGAATGGGAAAAGAGGGCACGGCTCGCGATCATGGCCGAGGGAAGGCCTGCGGAGCCGTTAAAAGCCGCACGGCTGTTCATGGTAATCTACCACGGCGACCTCATCAAGAGGGACTCCAACAACGCGACGCAGGGAGTGCAGGACGTACTGGTAGAGATGGGGGTCATCGAGGACGACAACTGGATGGTGATAGGCACGCCGGAGGTGTCGCACATGGTTGACGTCGAGGACCCCCGCCTGGAGGTGACGGTGGAGGAGTCCGAGCCGACGGACTGGAAGGCGGTATTTAAGGCCGCACGGAAGGCAGCCAGGAAAGCCGGCAGGTGACAAGAGTATAAGGAAAGCCCCAGGGGAACCACCCCCTGGGGCAAGCCAAACCGTTCCGGAGGATAATCAGGAACAGCATAAAAAATATATATTTTATTCGACGAAAAGTCAAATCCTTGACGACGAAAATTCAAAATCTATAGCAGAAATGCCGTTGAATACGAACAAGCTAAAGGTGTTACAATCGTGTTACACCGGGCCGGAACACGCATAAATACTGTGCAAATTTAGAGCAGCTGACTCTTAATCAGCGGGTCGCAGGTTCGACCCCTGCATCATCCACTAAGCCCCGGTTCCACCACGGAATCGGGGTTTTTCGTTCAGAAACGGCAATTTTCCAAAATTACAATAAACTTATAGTTGATACAAACACACCATTCTAGGATATTATTTTTATCTTATGGAGTGTTACAATCGTGTTACCTTTTGGAGTTAGAGTATTATACTCTAACTCATATCGGAGGAAAGAATGAAGGTCACGACCTATTCCATAAGCCGCCGCTACCTGAAATCGCGCGGTTTCAAGACCTGGTATGGCCGTATAAAGGTGCCCGGAAAGCCTGTCCGCTGGATTTCCCTCGGAACCACCTCTAAGACGGAGGCGGACCTCTGGCTGCGGTCCTCCATGACGGGGCGATGGGACCCGCAGAGGGAGGCCGTTTCCCTGCGTTCTGCGGCCATGAAGTTCCTGGAAGGTGTATCGGCATCCAAGGGGAAGGACAGCTCCACACACGCGGCCTACGCGCAAAGGATGGGGTGGCTAACGGACTGGTGCGATGGACGGGGGATAGAGGACCTAGACTCGCTCGACTTCTCGAAGATGTCGGACTACTCGCTCTGGTTGGGGGAGAGATACGCCCCCAAGACGCACAGGGAGGCTTTGAGGGTTGTCAAGCAGTTCTGTCATTGGGCGGCGACGGCCTACGGTCTTACGAACTGGGACCCGTGCGCACTCGTGTTAGGTCCGAAGCTGGTCAAGCGGTCCAAGGACTTCTGGACGGCGGGGCAGGTGGATTCCATCATAGCCCACGCGCCCGATCGCGACACGGCCGTCATGTGGGCATTCTGCGGGTATGCCGGGCTCCGTTTCGCTGAGGCGGTAAATGTAATGCCGTCGGACATATCCGGCGGCATGCTGAAGGTTATAGGAAAGGGGAACAAGGAATCGTTCGTGCCCGTGAGCGACAAGCTGAAGTCGATGCTTCCAGACGAATGGGATTTTTCGAGGCTTCGCAACAACTGCGTGCAGAACAAGGTTTTGCAGAGGACCTGCGAGTCGCTGGGCATAGAGGGCCATGCGAACCTCCACAAGTTCAGGCATTCGTTCGCGAGCAACCTGATAAGGGCCGGGGTGAACGTGAAGGCGGTCCAGCAGCTTATGCGCCACGAGAATGTGAACATAACTCTTGACACGTACAGCCACTTGTTGCAGGACGACCTGAGCGACGCTGCGAACAAGGTCTAGTATTACTTGTCGTTTTTCATCACTTCGCCTCCCATATCTGCTCGCTTCCATCTTGCTTCGTCAAGATGAACACGGGCTTTCCTTCTCGGAGTGTGTACTCTCCGATGATTCGGTTTTCTGGGAAAGGTT